TGACTTTTGCTTTGTAGTAGCATTAGACACTGTAGGCGTGACAGGTGGTAAAGGTTCAGGTGCAGGTGGTGGTGCAGGTTTTCTTGGTGCTATGCACATATATTATTTCTCCTCTTGAACTTGTTTTTCTTTGATTAGATGATTAACGACACTTCTCTGACCAGATTTAAACCAAACTTGTTTCTCATTATCTTCAAGATTTGGACACTTATCAGGGAATAATTCGTCTAGGTATTTAATGACTTCTTCACTTATTCTTGGCTTTTTTATCATTAGATACTCCTAAAGTGGTACTTAATTCATGTCTCTTACTAGTAATCTGTCCTGCGATAGCTGAATAGCCAGTCATATCAACAAAATCATCAATATTAAATGCACCACCTTGACTTCTAGCAATCTTTAATAAGACCATTAGATTTGCCACATCTTCAGGCAATATATTAATATTTAACTTAGTTTTGTTTTGTAGATAACCACTCCATAGTCTACCTATGTTTTCATGGTTTTCTACTATGTCTCCATTCTGCTTTGCTCTATCTGAACTAACTAGCTTTTTTACTTTGTCTAGTATCTCTGTACTTAGCATACTGATAACTCCATAGTTTAGGTTTATTTGTTTTAAGATTGTATTCACCATCTCTTAGTATTCTTGCTAGTCTGCTTTGGTGGTAAGCATCATCAACTGTATATTTATTACGTTGATATTCTTTTATGACTGCTTCCCAGTTTTCTACTAATGTCTTTTTGGCATCTAGTAATCTACTGGCTTTTACATGACCAACACCAACACAACCTTTGTATCCATCAGTTTGGTCTCCTACTAAAACTTGTGTGCAAAAATTATAATCTGCTAATTGTTCATCAACTTTTTCAATTTGATTATCTAATATTGAACAATGATATGCAGGTATAGTTCGCATATCTTTATCACCTGATATAATTACAGATTTATTTTTGTACTCACCTGTAGCTAATATACCTATAGTATCATCAGCTTCTAAGTTTTTAAGAACTTTATGTGGGTATGTTTTTATAACCCAATCTCTTAATGCTTTATAACAAACAGGTTTCCTAATATTTTTTCTATGTGATTTATAGTCACTATCTATTTGTTTTCTAAAATTAATACTATCACTCCATACATTTACAAAACTACCTGCGTTTGTAAGTTTCATATAAAAATGAATTGCTTGTGCATATAATTGTTTAGCCACTCCAAAATCACAATGAAGTGTCCACTGGTCGTGACCCCAGTCTATAGGTTCTTCTAAGGAAGAAGTGACCTTGTAAGCTAATAAATCTGCATCTATTAACATTGTCTTCTTATTATCTTTAAGAAAACTATTTAAAGTTTTCATAGTTTTATCTCCTTTAGTTTAAGTATGTTTGATTTTGGGATTACTGTTGAGTTTCCACCCTCATTAACTGTGCCATCTTCATTAAAATTAATATCACCAACAAAAACAAATTTGTCTTTAGACGAATGGATTAACCAACCCATTGTTATACAAACTGCTGTCTTTGATTTTTTTATATGTGATAAAGGCGACCACGAACTATCTGAAATTATATCAGACCACCAACACATGTAGAATTTATATGGAAAATCATATTCATCTATTACTGGTAATTTGATTTTAGTTTTTAGTAATTTTTTCATATTATACATCTAGATTTAATAGTTCGCATTTTGGTATGATGTGTCCTTTAGAAGTCCACTTATCCCCACCTGCTTTAATGGGAAACTTTTTCATAATCTTTTTAAGAATTTTTGTAGGTATCAGAACCCACACATCTTTTTTTCTATCTTCAACAACAAAACATATTGCATAGTAGTGTGAGGTAGTGACCATGATACCTGATGGTTTTCCTCTACTCTCTATTTCTAAAAATAAATTACCTGTTTTTACAGTTAATCTATCTGCCTTACATTCTACTTTGCCTTCTATTGCTACTTGAAGTTCGTTTTCTTTACTCTGACCAAACTTTAGGTCAAGGTCAAACCTGTTAGTGTGTTTCACTCCAGTTCTGTCCAACCTTCATTTCACCATCTAATTCTGTTTTAAAATTAAAGTGTTCTTGGGTTTTTTTGAACATACCTTTAGCTACCTCTTTGAATTTTTCTAGTTTATCTTTTTGAACAATAAACTGCATTTCATCATGCACATGTAATACCATTGCATAATCTTTACCCCACACAAATCCATGTCTATGTAGTTCTTCATTAATAATAATAGTACCTTGCTTTACAAGTAATGCCCCACAACTTTGAATAAGTGTATTTAAAACACTATGCTCTGCTCTTGGTAATAGTTTTCTGCCATCAATACCTTTTACATGACCTACTAATTTAAACTTATGTTTAGCAGAAGTAGTTAAAGTTTTTAATGCAGGTAATGATGCTTCAAATTTTTGTCTTACTCTTTTGGCTTCGTCATTATTGACTTCAAGGATTTCACCGAGTTTTTCATTTCCTGCCCCATAAATGAAAGCATATATAAAAGTTTTAGCTTTATTACGTGTGGGTAATCCTGTGGCTTTTTGATTGATGGTATGTATATCATCTTCCAAAAGTTTTCTTGAAAAATCACCATTGTCATATACGTTGAGATAATGACCCAACACACGCAACTCCAAACCAGAAAAGTCAATACCACACATAACCATACTGGAAGGAGAAGTAAATAAGGCACGAAATTCTTTACCAAATGGTGAACCACTGCTAACGCACTGTGCAAGATTTGGGTGATGATGCGTACACCTGCCTGATAACGCCCCATTTGTGATAACTTTTCCATAAATTTTTCCTCTTTTGTTTAATTTTAAATATGCTTGTTCACCATCAGCTAACTGTCCTAATCTTTTTGTTATCATAAGATATTCTGCTAATAGTTTTGCTTCAGGATATGGAAGTGCTTTTAATATTTTTTCGTTCACTTCTGGTTTTCCTGTTGCTGTAAATGATTTAGGTGACCACCCTAATACTTTTTGTAATCTATCTGCTATATGGTCTCTACTGTTTGGATTAAATATTTCAGTTTTGAATTGTTCAACAGGTACACCTGCTTTTATTCCTCTTTTAATATTATCTCTTTTATAAGTTTTGAACCCTGTAGACTTCTTCCATTCAGAAAAGACTAGAGATAGCTTGTCGCTAATTTCTAATCTTTTCTTTGTAAGGATTGAATGAAGGGTCTCAGCAGACCTCTCATCAAAATTAACACCATGTTCTTCTTGCTTTTGTATCCAAAAGGCAAACTTGTGTTCTAGTGTTATTGCTTCTTCTGAGTAATTAGTTCTTAATATTTTTTGAAAAAGTAAATGTGTGACTTCCACATCTCTCTGACAATACTCCAACATGTCTTGATTATATTCATCAAATGTAGAGTGTTCTTGATAATCACCTTTTCTTAAACCTAATCTATATCCCCAACTTTCTAACGAATGTTTTCCATATAGTTTAGGTGGCATTTGTTTGTATTGATAATCAAGTTCAAGTCTATTAGTCCATATAAGTCTTGAACATAATAACGTATCAAATGCTTTACCTTTAAAATCATAATTTAATATCTGCTTTAATGCTCTTATATCAAAGCCTGTTATATTATGTCCTATGAGAACTTCAGCTTTGTTTAACAACTCTAGTGCATCATTAATAGTATTAGGATTATATGAATAGACTTCGTTAGTCTCTATATCCTTGCAAACTATACAATGAATTACTAAATTATCTCTGTCTAGAAAACCATTGGTTTCTAAATCTAATATAAGTTTCATGTTATTGTACTAAGTGAACTGTTATTTTATCTATACTTGGTAGATATTCTTTTACTGATTTAAGTGCTTGTTTAATTACTTTTCTAGCTTCTAAATCTCCACAAACTATTACTGGAAAAATATTGTCATGTTTAATTGAATGATAAATAGCAGTCATTATTGTTTTAAATGTTTCAAATGCTATTCGTTGTTGCTTACCTGATAATTTTAAATACTCAGGTTTATTAATTAAATAATTTAAAATAAATTTAGTTAGGATTGCTTCATTCATCAAATGT